AAAAAGGAATTACAGTTATTAAAATGTTTAATTCGAGTAAGCTAAACCACCCATGCCCGACATAATACGAAGGACGTTATAGTTAGTGGCATACACGCGGACCTTAGCAGTATTGGTGCCACCAACAGTCGCATTAGAAAGCACAAGCTGAAGAGTGGCGTTGTCAATACGCGAGAAATTGCAGGTGCCCGATGGCTGGTGCTCCTCAGGGCGAAGAGCAAAAGAGTAGACATTAATGCCAGTGTCGGGGGTTCTAGTGTGGTGCTGGAAGGGCTGAACGAGGTCAAAATAGGTGCCTTCACGCTCAGAGAACCGGTCTTGGCCGTTAAGCTGTAATTTCGCGGTGACGACTGGGTTCTCGCCCCAGCAGTGCATGTCAAGGGAAGTCTCAGTTAACACGAATGTGCCGGCATCCGATACTGCGGATTGGAAGTCAGCAGCGCCATTGGTGGCAACTGGACGTAATTCAGATTGTGTTGTCGAATTCACCCATCCAGAGTGGTTGAAGTTGGGAGCCTGGTAATCCCAGCCAGGGAAGGTGACAGCATCGGTCGCTCCTGGGTCCTCGAATAAGCCAGCAGTGTTAATGAACTCATTCGGGCCGCTGACAGAGCCAGGACCAGCAAACGCGTGAATGCCGTTGGGCAACACATCAATCGCATCAGTGTAGTTAAATGGCTGGGCGCCAAGAACACTGAATAGAGTGGTGCCAGTAATTAACGACGCGCAATAATCAACATTCGCGTCAGGCTGGACAACCCAAATAAGCTCTTTGCAGGGGTGGTTAAAATTTAATTTAATCTTGTTAGACGAAGAGCCAACCGACTCATCGCCTGTAAACTGAAGCTGCTCGATGAGATACTCGTGCGCGCTTTGAGCCATACGACGGCGCTCCTCTGTGTCTAAGAAGACATAATCAACATATAGCGACGCAGCAACAAGCGACATCTGATATGCGGTGGAGACTTTTAATGAGCTGGTAGACGAGGTGTTGTTTAGCGATGTCACAGCCCATAAGCACTCATCAATCGGGCGAAGGTCAAGATTAATCTTGATTTCGTGATACTGAAGAGCAATTAAGGGGAGCGCAAGGCCGGGGTTGCGGCAATACCAGAACTGTAAAGGAACATAGAGGGTGGTCTCTGGAAGAGCGTTGCGGGGCGCGCAGACCTGGGTGGGCGCGCTGGTAGCGCAGGGGCCATCAACCGCCGCGAACGAGGGGTCAGTAATAAAGGTTAATTGGGTGGTGTTGCCAACCATCTTGTAATAACCACGCTGCTGCTCGCTGGTAAGAGTTAACTGATTCCAGATATGCATCCAGTCACCATATTGACGGTCAATGCGCTGGCCTCCAATTTCAACCTCAACAATCGAGATAATTTGCTCACCGGGGAAGTCTAACCAGCGAGCAAACACACCGCTCTCAGAACGGTGCTGAGCGCCAGGGCCATTCGGGACGCGTGTAGTGGGGGTGGGGTTCATAGCTTGGTTAATTTCTGGTAGAGTAATTTGTAAATATGTGCGGTATGCTAAATCACCATTGCGAGAAATAGTGCATGTTACACGGCGGCCGAAGTCAGCCTGTCCGTTAAATGTTTGCTCAATCGATTCCATAGCAAAGTTAGTGTAACGACGGTATGTCACTTTCCAAAAGGTGATCTGTGGATTGCCGGTAAGATAAACATCTTGTGCGCCATAAGCGACGAGTTGCATTAAGCCTCCTCCCATTTTTATAATATAACAAAAGAAAAAAAATTTATAAATAAAAATTAAATTAAACTAATAAATAAAATTCTTAGTTTAATTTGCTTAAAAAACAAGTATTTCCTTAATATATTAAATATTATGTATTTTCCTTAATATATATAAATATTATTTAATTAAATATATATAAATAATAATAGTTATAATATGAATAATTTTAAACCTAAAAATCTAAAAACAATTATTATCGAAAAACCTAAAGAATCCTTGGATTATAAACATGAAAAGTTTTTAGATGAGTTTATAAAAATTTCTGACGAAATTATTCCTAAATTAGAAAATGATAGAAAAAACTTATTATTAGAATATAATAATAATAAAACATTTGATGAAAAGTTAGAAATTAAATATTCTATTAAAACAATAGATGAGGCAATTAATAATCTAAAAAAAAAGAAAAAAAAATATTTTTTAGATAATTCTCTCTATATATTTAACTATTTTGAAGAAAAAAAAAATATATCTAATACAGCAAGTAATAAGATGGTACTAGAAAAGTTTTTTAAGATTTCGGATTGCAGTGATAATTGTTTAACAAAAAATAATCTAAATATACAAAAATATTTTTCAAATATTGATCCAACTAATATTGATATTAATAATTTTATTTGCGAAGCCGACATATGCAGAATATGTAATTTTGGAGAACTTATTCATATAGAGCACGAAGGCTTGTTAGTATGTAATAATTGTAGTGCCAATCTTAAATATATTATTGAAAATGATAAACCAAGTTATAAAGAACCGCCTAAAGAAGTTTGTTTTTATTCTTATAAAAGAATAAATCATTTTAGAGAGATTTTGGCTCAGTTTCAAGCTAAAGAAACAACATTAATACCTGATGATATACTTGAAAATATAAGTCAACAAATTAAAAAAGAAAGGTTAGATATTAAAACCATTTGTAATAAAAAATTAAAAGAAGTGCTTAAAAAATTAAAGTACAATAAATATTATGAGCATATACCCTTTATAAAAGATAAATTAGGGGTTCGTCCCCCTATAATGACTTCCGAATTAGAAGAAACGTTGTGTAATCTTTTTACAGAAATACAAGTTCCATATGCGAAGTTTTGCCCGGAAGAGCGTGTTAATTTTTTAAATTATTACTACACTATTTATAAGTTATGTGAATTGCTAAATCAAAAAGAGTTCTTGCCGTTCTTTCCGATGTTAAAGGATAGAGAGAAAATAATAGAACAAGATGAAATATGGAAAAAAATATGTCAAGAACTAAATTGGCGGTTTATTCCTACTATTTAGAACTAATCTAAGCTATTCTTAAAAAACTTCTTCCAATTTTGCTTGTAATAAACATTCCTATACCAGAAGCAATTTGTAAATACAATATATTTGTTTTCTTAGTACAGCAAACTAAATAAATAGATAACACAATAAATGCTAAGAAAAACATCCAAAATAACTTAGTATAAAAATCCATTATACTATAATTATATAAATAAATATTCTAAATAAATAATATTTATTTATTATATAAATGCCAAGAATAAGAACGAGTTCAAGAACACATAGAAAAAGAGATAGAAAAAGAGAAACAAAACGTAAATTATTTTTAAAAAAAAAAGGCCGAGGATTTCTTGATTCAAAAGGTCCTGCGGCCCCAGCAAATGTGGATAATACACAATATTTAGCAGATAAAGCTGAATATATAGAACGTTTAAAAACCGCATTTGCTCTAAATACACAAACACTTGCCGACCTTCAATTCGAAATATTAGAATTAGAAAAGAAAGGGGTTGATGGTCCATATAGAAGAACGCGTAGCAAACCCAAATTGCCAGACCGTAGCATGGCAGCAGACCCTAGACTTGCTAACTTAATAAAACAAAGAGATTATATACGAGTTGCTCTTAAATGGAATGAGAGTGGATTCACTAAATTAGAAAAAGGAATAGGCGAAAATTATAGAGAACTTCTTAGACCACGACCTAATTGGGATATGGAAAGAATGGCTCCTTTACCTTATCCTTGGAAGTAATTTATTTTTTTACATATTTAAACTATTTAAACTATTTAATACCAAAAACGCTAGAATATGTAGTTCCACACATAGTTCGAAATGTGAAGTTCTTCGCTTTTGCCTCATTTATGCCCTCACAAAGTTCTAACATTCGGCGAGTATTATCCACGTCTGAAATGAGATTGGCAAACTCGACCAATTTGGAAATATCGTTTATAACATAACGACTGGAATTAATAGAGGTCTTATGTTTATAGTTAAGACGCGTAGGATAAACTTTTCCTAATGACATCGCCCGTGGTGTAATAATTAGCATGAACAAACATACAAGGACAAGCTTCATCGTTTAGAGTTACTTTGTTTTGTTATACTTGTTTAAAACTCCATTTCAATTTTAAACAAGATTAATATCTTTTTATTATGAAAAAATTGATTTATGATTATACTAGCTTTGTTTATAGTATAACAATTTAAAAAGCAAAATGATTTTTACAAAAACAAAAAAGTTTCTATATAGCAAGACGCTATTTAATATGTTATTCTTAAATGAAGTAGGGCCGCTCGGTCGATGGAGTCAAGAGAGATGCGCGATTAAATTAAACAAAAAAATAGATTTGGCAAATGAAGACAATTGTGGTCCATGTGGTGAATATATATTAGAAAAGTTAGTAAGCGTGAGTAAAAATGCGAAGAATGCAAAAAGTGACATGAAGATAAGTAGTCCACATTTGATGGCTGAACACGAAGAACAAGAATTATTTAAAATAAAATATTAAAATAACAAATTATAATAATGCCTAATATTATAAATATTTATGACATATTTAAGTAAAAGACAAAAACTACATAAAAAAAATAAAAAAACTAAAAAAATAATACCAAATTACGATAATCATTATAGAAAAAAACGTTGGTCAAAAAAAAAATATAAAGTTAATAATTTTAATATGAGAGGTGGTGCTGCTCAAAATATTTATGTTTTTATTAGACCTTTTTATATGGAATCAGATGAAGAAAAAGTTAAAACAGCAGCATCTATTTTCTATTATGGTGATTTTAATTTAAAATCAGGATGTACAAGTTCTCGTGGCGCAATTGATTATATTAAGGACAAAAATCTGAACGAAGAGAGTGCTTTAAAAGATTCAACATTTCAGATGTTGATATCGACCATTGGAGTTAAACAATATGAAAAATTTATTAGTTTATTCCCAAGCAGCAATTCAAGACCCAAATTGAATAATACAAGAAAGACAAATGAAGTATACTTAGAAGAAGTTAAAACAGATAGCCAACCTATTGTTACTATGAGAAACTCTTTTGCGACTAAATATAGTGACCCTATAAATAAATCCAAAAATGGAATAATAACTCCAATAGACTGTTTTAAAGCATTAAGAAGTTTAGTTAAAACCAATAAAGGTTTACAAAGTATATATGATTATTTAGCAGGTAACTGCTATGTTGAATTTGGATTAATATTACCGCATCCAAAAAACAATTTTTTTGGTAGATATGCTTATAATTTTGATTTACAAGATGATAATCTTGATGCTGATATAAAAGATTTAACAAAAATAAATGAGAAAGATTTAACACACGAAAGATATCCACAATATTTAAAAGATGAAGCAAAAAATCATAAAACAACAGAAGATGCGGTTGCTAATAAATTAATAACAGACAATACAATGAATGATGAGATTGAAACATTAGTTCAATATCCTGATTTTTTTATAACTAGAAATAGAATTTATGAACTAATACGATATAGAGATAGTGAACATGGGTCTATATCAAAAAATCATAGATTATTAATAACAAGATCTACAAACTGGAAACGCTTTAATGTTCTTACAATGGGTTTAGGTGGTGATATTAAAAGTTTTGAAGATGATATTGATTTTTTAAAAAGAATGAAAATAGCAGCAGAATACTATATAGAACAAACAAGAAAGAAATTAGGTTGGCCGGATGAGTCAAAATATATTGGTCTATTTTTTCACTGTTTTCCTCAAAATACTATAGATGTATTACACTTACATATAGTTGATATATCAAATCCTCCAGTTAAGCACAGTAATAAAAATTTACATATAGATAATGTTATTCTAGAGCTTGAGTCCGAATTGAAAACAATGCGTAACAATTTGTTTTTACAATTACAAGCTGCTTCTAAAGATATTGACGAATTACAACAAATAGAAACCCTAATAAAAGACGCAGGCGCAACATCCATTAAAACAGTACCCAGACAAGATAGATGTTCAATACTTATTTATAAAATAGAAAATGATTGGTATTTTGAAATTATTCCTATAAAGGCATCAACTGATGCCCAGCCTGCTTATCTATTAAATCCAGAATTAAATTCACTGTTTGATGATATAGTATCAATTGTTATTTCAAAAGAATCAAAAGGACGACTCAAACATTTGAATAAATCAGAAGAGTATGGTATGGACAGTGTTATTACAACATTTGGTGGTGATTTATGGTTTGTATGTTATAAATTATCTGATAAATTAGGTTATACAGTTTATGAAAATGATAATAATATTGACCAGAATCATTATTTAAAGTATATTACATTGGCATTAGAAGAGTTAATGATAGCGCCAACAACGCCAACAACGCCAACAACGTCAATAATAGAAACGCCAATAATAAAAACGCCAATAATAGAAAGTAAGAGTAGTGGTTGGAGGTTGGGTTCTTTATTTGGTTATTCTAAACCTAATAACACACCAGAAAAAGATAATGATAATTCTATAAACTTATATTTATGTAACGATAGTTTAGATAACGATATAGATGATATTTTAGCTATTTTATTTATACAATGTATGATAAAAAAATACAATAAAAAAATAACCCTACATTATAAAGAAGATGATACATTAAAATGGAGTGGTTTATCTGATACTAATCCAGAAGTTAATAAAGTCAAAACCACCATTCTAGATAAAATTTATGGATTGAAAGATTTAACTCATATATTTACTAATAAATTAGAGCCCTCGCCGCGTCTACCTAACTCTTCTACTTCTTCATAATCTCTAATGAAATTTAAAAATTAAAATTAAAAATTGAATTATTAAAAATTGAAATAATATAACAACCCACCGCATATTGTTATTGCTAATGACTAACACTACCAATATGCTTCATCTGTGCAACTTCCCATGCTTGCCAACTGAGTTATGCTCCAAGATTTATGGACAAGTATTAAACAATTGTGCGAATACAATTATTCGCCATTGGTTTAATTATATATCAAAAAAAATTACGGCAACAAAGCTTATTGTAAATGTGAATGCCAAAATTATAAGTGTTAATTATTATTTTAGATATCATATACTAAATGAATTATACTTTGTCTTAACCTATTGCCTTAAATATTTAACTGGACGAATAGAAGATAGAGAATGGTGGCTACGACAATTGGATATTATTGAAGGATATTTAACATCCAATCACTATCAATTTAGTTATACAATTGAACAAAGTTCACAGTTCTTGGTAACATCAAAAGCAAAATGGGACGCAGTAAAAAAATCACACCATAAATTGTTGAATTTATTTTGGGACGGTTTTAATGATTAACTTTATTTAACTTTATTAATAAATTGGTCGAACAAAATACTTTTCACTTCTTTACATCTAAACTCTTCATATTTTTTTGCAAATTTTTCTTTATCAGGCCATTTAGTTTCCAGTTTTTCAATATCGGCTTTCCAGCTTTTCATAGACAATCCGCGTTTGGCAATAAAGTCTTCCATTTCTTCTAAGATTAAAGCAAAGACTTGTTGAAGCGGCTTCATAATTTGATTGGTAATATAAAAACTATAATCAATTTTAAGTTTATTTTTTTCTATAAATGCTGGGGTCTCAATCTTTTCACCTTGCAGTGCTTTTTTATCTTTATTTTCAATATATATGAACTCGATTCTATCTCCTGGTTTTGGTTGATTACCTTGCTCCCGTTCTCCTATTCTCATGGCTAATACATTATGAGCAATCTGTTTTGGATTTTTATAATAAGACCGCAGCGATTTTGTGATGATTAATTTTTGCTGTGAATATTTTTCATTAACGACATCTTCTAATGATTGTTTAACAAATTCTACTGCCTTATGAACTACTTGTTCTTTCATTAATATGTCAATTACCCCGCCATAGATATCTTTTACAATTGGTGCATTATCGCGTCGTTTTAGTACAATTCCCATAGATTTACGTTTGCCTTTATTTACGTCATCTTCGTATAAAATACCAACATATCGTTTTTTAGATAACAAACAAAATGGTAAGAATGTTTTTTCATATTCTAGGTCGTGTGGGTCTTTTAAAAACATACTTGCTAGGGCGCCTGCTTTTTTTGCCAGTTCAATTGTTATTTCTAATGCTTTTTTTCCAATAATTGGTTTGTCTTCCATATCTTTTAAATTAAATGTGAAGAATACTGAATCGGTGTCTCCATAAATATATTCACCTTTGCATTTAACTAGCCCATGATTAGTGGTTTCTTCTTGAACATTATCATAACAAGCTTCAATTACTTCTTTCGCATAAATCAATAATTTTCTACCAGTTGCTGTAGTGCTGGCGGCAATATCTTTGTCATAAAAAGTGCTTGTTTTAGCGCCTGTTTGTCCGTATAGCGAGTTCGCAGTTACTTTAATAGCTAATTGTCGTTTATCTAAAATATTCATCATAAAAGGGTCGCTTTCATTTTTCATTTGTTTTTTTGTGCTTTTTCTGGCTGCCAATAATTCTTCTAATATAGAAGGCATGATTGCTTTTCCTTGTTGATATTGAACGAATCGACACACTTTATAACCACATTTTTCTTTTATAGCACATCCTTTTGGCGTTTTTCTAACCCACTTAAATGTATCATATGTTATATTAATATATTCAACATCTTGTAAATTATCATATAATGTTTCACCAGTTTCTTTTATTAAGTTATCTTGCAAATCATATTCTTTCGTCCATACTTTACTATCATGTGATATATTTTCACTAATAATAGAAGACGGATATAGCGAGCTATAATCAACACAGGCAACCGGTGTTTTTAAATACAAATTACATTTTGGCGGCAATACAATCGCGCCTTCATACCCATCATCGCTAGTGTCTTTTTCGATTACAGGCATAAGTGTATTTTTTTCACGACACTTTTGCGCGACATAAGATGTTAATTTAATGCCCTGACCTCTAAAGACTAAGAAACTCATTGGAACCCAGCATAAATTAGACATTTCGGTGTAAGTAGTTAATGTGTCGTTTTTTCGCATCAAATCGTGAACTAGTTCAGTGTCTTTTAAACAATATTTTCCAACAATTGAACGACCTTCTGCGCCGCCATTGATTGTTAAATTAAATATATCTTGCGGGCCAATATCGTCTTTTCCAAGACACCATCGTAAGACTTTTGTTTTATCTGGATGAATGATTTCATTTAAAACAATAGTATTGTTAATTATCTTATGCACTTTAAATTTTTTACCATTTTGAAACTGTTCGGTTGAATGTCCTATTTCTTCAATTACAATATAATCATCCGCATTTAATCCAGTTAAGTTTTTTGTTACTAAATGCGTGGTTGTATTGTCATTATCATTATCATACTTAACTTCACTAATTATGTCACCAATAAAATGCCCTGATACATAATCTAATTTATAACTTGGCAGTTGTTCTTCACGTCTAAATAAGTTAAGGAAATCAATTTGCATTCGCCCAGAAATATGAAAATAACGTAAATTATATTGTCCACTCGCAATTTTTAAACTGTTTTCTTCGATTGAAATTGCGCGTGGTTTATCTGGTCCTCGCCAAACCTCTTTATAACACTTTTCGTTTTTTAGTCTAGACAATTTGCTGAATTCTGGCATACAGTTTAATTCAATAGTGCGGTCAAACATAAACCCTTCATCCCATCCATGATGATTATATCCAATTATAATATCTGGATTTTCTTTTTGAATAAAAGCAGTCCATGCTAACAAAGCTTCTTTTTCAGTGTTATAGGATTCTACAATCGCATTTTCAATCGGGTCGCAAGTATTTACAACAATACAATGTCTTAAATATGGTGTTGCTTCGCCATTTTTTCTTATTGTTGAACCAATAAAGGTTACTTTATCGCCTTCAATTTCTGGAAATAATCCTTCCCACTTATTTAAATGATTAGGATTGTGTTGTCCAAAGCATTTAGTTAATTCTAAAATCTTTGTGTTTCGAACACTTGAATCATTTATAATCTCTAAAATACTAGATTCCACATTTTTATGTCCTGCCTTATATGTTTTTTTATGTGCCACTTCTTCGATATTATTATGATTATAATGTGTGTCCTCCATATTATTGTTATCATCGTCATCGTCGTCGATTTCATCTTCTGATTCTTCTTTTATGTCTATATAAGTGGTTTGTTTGGCTGGTTTAATTTTAAACAGTTCTTCTATTTTTTCATCTAATTCTGCTTCGCTGATTTTCGTTTTTAAATACACACGCTCAATACCCTTGCAATTATCATATTTAAATGCGGTCTTGATTAGTTTTGTTAATAAAGTAGTTGTGCACTCTTTTATTTGATTATTTATTAAATAATCAATAATATTGGTGGCAACTTTAATGTAGTTTTTTTTGGCTAGTGGAAAATCGCCATGACTACTAGAAGCCTCAATGTCTAAACTTAAAATTTTAAATGGAACGCAAATTTTTTCTTTTTCTGGGTCGACACACGGAACTATTTTTTTATAATTAATAATAAATTCATAGTCGCAAGTTGTAAGTTTTTGTCTAGTAAATTCATAAGTGCCATTTTTTAATTCAACCCAACCAGAGGGTTTAATTTTACAAATATGAAATAATCTCAATAATGGAGGAATCTGCGCTTCATATAATTCAGTTTTACAATCTAAAAACTCTAATCCATTTGGTTTTAGCTTTTTTTCATAAGTTCCATTTTCTTTTATTTCATCATAATATAAATTTTTACATTTATTATAGGCTTGTAAGCTAGTAAAATTTAGTTTGATAAAATTATATTGTTTTTTATTATCAAACCCATACAGTTTATGTCTTTTCATTAATTTTCCAGATATCAACGAGTCTTCATAATAACCTCCTAAACTATTTCTTAAAAATGAAATAAAGTCAGACACATTAGCGTTGTTCCAATCGTCATCAACTTTAATATAAAAGAAGGGATTATAATCTTTTACAAATATACAGGCCGTTTTTCCATGTTCATCAATTCCATACATTTGAATTAGAAATTGTTTTAAATCTTTTCCAGGAACATATTCTACTTTTTCAAGATGTAAATCCTCTCTTATGTCGTATTCAAATAGTTTGAAATAATACGAAGGCATAGTAATAGTATTAGTGTTATTTTATTTTTATTATTTAATATTATTTAATTCAATTTTTATATTTTTTTATATTTTTAGATTACCATAAATAAATATGACTTAATAATTTCGGTGTATAATATCCATCACTTTTGGCTTTTTCTTTTTTAATTGCCAATGTTTTATTTTTGGTTCCTGAATGTCGTAAAAAATAATTTTCCATTCGTTTTCTTGTATTATGATTTTGACTTTTATATAATCCCAACGGCGTTCTGTCTTTATATTGTTGATAATTTTTATCTCCAAAATGCAGTTTCCTTATTTTTTTTGTTTGTTTATTTTTAATATAAGCCGTATATTTTTTATTCGCTGGACCTTTTTCAAATTTAACAATGATTTCTTTCATTCTTCTTTATATTAATATAATAATTAATTATTATAATAATATTAATAATTATAGAAAAGATAAAATATTAAAGAGCCTAATCAAACATCATATAGCGAATATTGTTTACAATTTCTTGAGCATTATCCATATTTTCTCTTGCCCTAGTATATAGTAAAGTAAGTCTATCATACATGTTAATAAAATCAGGTTCAGCTCCTTGTAAATATTGATATCTTTCTGGGTCCGTTACTTCATGTGTCCCGATTCTAATAAAATGTGGATGGTGATTATAAATATATTCACCTAGATCAAAGAGTCGTCTTACACGAGAGAATCTGCTGGTTGCTTCGTTAAGAATATTTAGTGCTTCATCATAATCCGCATAAGTTATTTGTGATGGAATTTCTAGTTGTCTTTGTTGTTCTATCTCTTCTTCTAATGATACTAGGTCCCCCATTCTTCCTAATAGTGCCATTATTGTTTCTTGCATATTTATTTCTGGTAATTGTGGTGGTGATTGTGGTGGTAATTGTGG